TTTTTAGCAACTAAAGCAGTAACGCCTTCAATATCTTTTTCGGCTTCTTTACCGTATTTACGCAAGTTCGATATAACGGTATTAATCCCTTTGAGTTCCATATATTTCTACATCGATATTATTTAAATCCATATTTAAAACAGAATCAATATTATAAATTAATCCGTTATATTTTATGAAATTATCTTTTATTGATAAAGCAATATCGTATCTATTTCTAATAGTAAAAACAGTTTGCACAAAGTTATCGTTTTGACCATTTTCATTCTGTCTATATGCTCGTTTAGTGTCTACATTTGCCCATACGGAATAAACCAAAGCAGTCGTCACGGTATTGCCACCGTAACCGTCTGGAACGGTTGTAGTTTTCCATATCCCTATTGCTTTTGTGTATTTTCTAGCTATCATTTTATGCCTCTTTGGAAATTTTGTCCTTCTATAATACCAATTAAAGTACTTCCTTTTAACTCAAAAGTAAGTACTTTTTTTATAGGATTTATTTCTATATATTCAATAAACAAATCTTCTAAAGTTTTTTGTTCTAAATATATATCTCTGCCTTGAATAAACTCAGCAAAGCCAATAGCGAAATCTTTTATTTTTTTTTCCATAACTATACAAATCGTCTATTTACGTCAATTGCTTGCATTACACTCAAAGGAATTAATGTACTATTGCTTTGAGTTTCGCTTTCATAAAACCACACTTTAATCAATTGTAAAGCCGCATCGATTAATTCATTTGGAACATCATCTATATTCGAATAACCTAACGTTAAAATAACTGAACCGTCAATAGTTGGCACAATCGCATTAGTTTGTCGATATTGAATATCTAATAAAGTAAGTGCATTATCAATAGGATAATCGTAAACAATAACGCTATTAACCAAAGCGCAACTATAATAAGTTTTATTACGTGTTTTAAAAATATGTCCCGTTCTTTTTTCAATAAACGACAAAGAACTCTTAATCATACTTGTAATTTCTGCGTCCGTTTCCGTTTGCAACGCATCGATTTTTAAGTATAATTTTGCTTGTGCTAAAGAAATAACATCTATATAATCAGTCATTATTTAATTTTTTTATTAGCTTTTTTAATTTCTTTGTCCGCTTCTTCTGGTGTTTTTCTGTAAACAATTCCTTTAGTTCCTTCCTCTGATTCTGAATAAGGTTCTTTATTTCCAATTACATACCAATCCATAGCTTTTGCATCGGAATCTGACAATTCAATAGTATCACCTATTGCATAGTTTTTTTTATCTGATAGCTTAAAAAACGGCTTAATAACTTTATATGATTTCATAATATTATTTTTTGATATTCAAAGATATAAAAAAAACCGTTTGAATTAACAAACGGTTTCAAAATTAACTAATTCAACCAAAACTATGCAATTGCAGTAAAGTCGCCATAAACTAATGCTAATGGTTGCTCAACTGCCAAAGCTACTTGAGCCTCAATACGTGCTGTAATGTTATTTTTAACAAAGTTAGTACCTTCTTGCTCTGAAAATTCCAAAGATAATCCTTCTGTAACAATCTTGTTTACTCTAGTCCAGTCTCCTACAAAATATTTATTTGCAGTTACCCAAGTGGCTTGATAAATTGGAATGCCATTGATACGTAATTGATTTCCTTCGAAAGTAACAACTCCCGGCAAACCATAACCTGCTCCAGTTGATTTTTCAGTAATCAAAATATCCCAATAGTCAGAAGGTCTTACAACGATACCGTTAACGATGTAATTGGCGTCTTGTTGTTTTGCAATTTCAGCTATCAACATTTCTATTTTATTTTGACCTGTGATAATTTCAGTAGATGCGGTTGCCGCACCGGCTAAAACAGTGTTAAATGCTGCATTTTCAGCAATAGCGTAATCTCTACGCAAAGCGTTAGGAATAAACGAAGTCAAGAACGGCAAGTTATTAGCCATTTTTTTGCTATAACGCGTAAAACCTGCAATAAAGTCAGTGTTCACATCAACCATTGTAAAATCGTAATCTCTTTGGTTTTTTGTAGCTCCCTCAACTTGTGCTCCGATTGAACCTTCGCCAGCTCCTTCGCGTGGGAATGTATAAGTACCTCCAGAAATATTAACGCTTCCAACTAAATCAGAAACATTAACCGCCTGGCCCGGTATCATCACAACATTGAAGTTATAATCTTTAGGTTGTGCTCCGGTTAAGTTTGTGGTCAATGCCATATCTCCAACTACTTTAGTTTGAAACGCATTTCCTTTACGAACTTCTTTGATGCCTGTAAAACCTTCTTTAATTGATTTTACCAAAACATCTTCATTAGCTCCGGTTTGTAATTGTTTTTCTTGCAATTTACCGTCTAATAAATTTGCGTGATCTTGAACTACTTTCAAGTCTGCTGCAAATTTCAATTCCATTGCATCTGTAACGGCTTTCAATTCTGTCTCAAATTGATTTTTGTTTGATGCACTTAATTTAGTTTCAAACGCTTCTAAGGCGGTTTTAACTTCCAAGGCTGTTTTTGTTTCTAAGCCTGCTTGAATATTTTTCAATTCTAATAATAATTTCTCGTCCATTTTATTTAAGGATTAAAGAGTTTGTAAATGATTTTAACGTGTCTAAATAAAGCGACTCAATTTCCAAAGTGTCAGTTACTGACGGCTCATTCGATAGTGCTTTTAATAATTTTTCTATTTGTTTTAAACGGATATCCGAATAATCTAAATTATATGATTTTTCTATAAGCTGCATTATGCCATAAAAGCTTTTTATTCCTTTAATATCTTGTACTGTTGATAATTCATTTGCCCCCCAGCTTGATAAAAACGAATATTCCATTAATTTATATTCCTGTATAATGCTCTTGTTTTTTTGGTCGCGTTGCATTACTTTATAACCTATTGATAATTCAGCATTTAATCCGCTTTCGTGCATCAATTTAACATCAGTAAACATATCTTTAGCTGATGGTTTATTCATATTGAATTGAGTAGTAGTTAAAAGACCGTAAGAATCTTTTGTGTCAATAGACAAAGGAACGCCTATCATCATTGTAGGATTGTGGTCTTTTAATACCCTTATACGTTTGTAATTCTCTTTAACAGTTTTATCAAATGAGCCGTAAGCAGAAACATCTCCATCACTATCCTTTACATTGTACGCGTTGGCGTATGCTGTGATAATTCCTTTTGACTCATCAAATTCAGTTAGTTTATACGCTAATTGTTTGAATCTAAAAATATCTTCCATAACACAAATATATTAAATTATTTTTATTTAGTCTAAATAATTATTTTTTTATTTACATTCTTTATTTATGCAAGAAGTTTTTCCCCATAAATAAATCCAATACTTTCTAATTAAACTACTTCCGCATTTATCACAAATTGCGACTTGCCTTGTTTCGTTTGTAATTTTTATTAGAGGCATTTTAGGGACTTCCATAAATTATTTTTTTATTTTTCTTATCGGTAATCCGTCCTCATCTTCTTTTAATAAAAATACAATTTTACAACGGCAATTTATTACATTTCCTGCTTTCGCTTTTGGATCGCCTGGAAACTCTATATTTTCACCACCTACAAAAAATGGGCTATATTCGTCAACTACTTGTCCGTTCATATCTAAGTGGTCATATATTGAATGAGGCGGTCTACGTGTTCTATTATCTTGAACTGAAATCCATTTCTTTACTTGTACCCATTCAGATTGTTGACTCGCTAAAACAGTTGCGTAATTAGTTGCGGTTGTGGTTTCAGTTCTTGCAATTCTTAACGCTTGATATTTATACCATCCGAATTGACGCTGTAAATTTCGCGTTATGTCTGCAACAGAAATATTATCTTCATATCCTTTTGCAATTACACTTACAATAGAATCTATTAATGTTTGATGTACTGAAATAATTCTTAATCCTGCACTTTCATTTAACCATTGACTTATTATCATTTCAAAATCGATACCATCCTTTTGACTTCTTTTATATTGCGGCTTTCCTAATGTCGTATAAATTTCTAAGAACATTTCTTTAATTTGGCTAACCGTAACATTTGAATAAATTAACGATTGCACGGTTAATTTACTAATATTATTAAATGGAATACCATTTGTAATTTTCAACACATTACGTCTTACTATTCGGTAAGCGGTTATTTCTTGGCGCTGTCTAAGCTTGTCCATCTGTCATTTCATTTATACTTGGATCGTCAATTCTTTTTGAAGTCGAACTAATATAAATAACGTCCATATTTTCATCGTCCATAGATTCATAGTTGATTGCCTCTCTAATTTCATTCAATGTCAAAGGCGCTTTTATCATCCACTCAATCATTTTTGATATATCAGTTTGCATTTCTGGTAGTTCGCTAATATCAAACTCTATAACGCTTTTTTCGTATCCTTTGAATTTTTGTATAAATTCTAAGTTCAAATATCCTGCTAATAAATCCAAATCAGGTTTAATGTTGTCAGTTATCGCTCTTTTTCGCGCTTCAATAACTCCATCAACTCCAAAACCAGTTCCACTTCTTTCTTCATTCAATAAATCAATAGGCCAGTTAAGACAATTGCACAAGGTTCGTTTATCATTGCTTAAATAATCAAACGGTTTTAATTCATCTGTTGTGAGTGAAATACGGGTAAAACCTAGTTTTGCACTCGCGCCGGCAATATTAGACAAACGGCCTTTTGTATTGTCCATATCGACAAGCCTTTGTTTTAAGTCTTGCCCTTGTTCGTGGGTCAATGGACTTTGACCGTCTCCAGCGTGAATAAACCCATAAACACCGCTATTCTGCATTGTTTTAACATTGTTATCAATTCCACTATTAGAGCTATTAATGTTTCTAATAGCTGCCATTAATTCGCTATAACCATATAAATGTGATCCGTTTTGATTGTAAAAAGGATTTGAACGTTTAATATGAATTATGCTTTCATTGTCGAATTTAATAAATTGATTTCCTTGTTCTAATACGTAATAGTTAATCGGGTCTTCAACCGACAAGCTATGTGCATTATTTTTTAAAACAATTTGTACCCAATGAGACGGCAAAATATATAATCCAATAGGCACACCCATTGCATTAGACAAACGGTAAAAATAAACATTACCACATACTTTCAAATAAATCTTATACAAATAGATAATTTCTTCCCACGTTTGATTAGGATTCGGCCTATCTAAAGGCATCTTTTGTTCATCATCATCATACGCTTCTTTAACCAATAATTGCAGTTGTTTTTTCTGTAAAAAAGTAGTATCGTTAGGAAAACGTTTTAATTTTTTATATGCTTTTTCGTCCTCAATAGGTTTGATTATGTATGGAACGGCTGTGGTTTTTGAAGCCATTTGATTAACAATAGCGTTTACGTCTGGATTTTCTCCGTATCCTTTAGTAATTAAAGTTTCTAAAGTACAGTTATAAGTGGTTGTAATCCCCCCTATTGACTTATATAATGCCTCGTTAAAATAGTTTTTATTTGGATTTAAAAGTACGTCCAACGCTAAACGAAATCTATTTACTGCCATTTTATTAAATTTTATGTAAATATATGTAAATAAATTTAGAAAGTGAAAAATTTAGGCGCTAATTCAAAATACATCCTAAAAGCCAAAGCATCTGAATAATCTGGAGACCTGCCTATATTCTCTTTTACTTTCTCTTTTGGAACTATTCTCAATTTACCGTCACTATCTATTTTATCTCTTTTTACTTGTTCTAATTCTTTAATAATATCATCCTGCATAGTTCCATCAGGGCAATTTATATAGATTTCGTTGTTTTGAATTTTAGCGGCTAATTTATAATAGCATTGCGTTTTTAGATTTTGATATTCAACGATTACATTTTCCTCTTTTAAGGCACGTGAATTATTAACAAAACCTTTGCATTTTAAAATGTCAATTACACCGCCACCAACTCCATCCTCGTCTGCAATAATATTGCTATTTGGAACTTTCCATTTTGTTGACAATCCTCTTATTGCCTCGGCTGTTTCAATTACTGAACTTTTAGATAACGAGAAAACCTCGACAACTCTAAATCCACTCCATACACAAACTACCATCTTATCACTACCATAACGCGCAATATCGGCACTAATATACATTTGCCCAGCCTCAATAAATTCATTTGAAAAACAATTGTTTATTTTATCGTAATCAATTAATTTACTCGGGTCATTGTCGTATTCCCAATTCCCATAGTAAAGACGTTGTTTGCTATTTTCGTCTAATGCTAATAATGATTCTAAATAAGAGGCGGGTAAATTTGGATTATCAGTAGGTAATGACTGAATGAATTTTTTAGTATCGCTTATCGTTCCGTTTGAGTTAGGAATATAAAACTTCGAATACGTCCAGTTTTTAGCAGGATTACAACTACCTAATATTTTAGGAATAAGGTTAAATTCGTTCAACTTATAGCGAATACGTGACGTTACAATTTGCCATGCTTTATAAGATATTTGGTTACATTCATCAATAAACGCCCCTGTTATCTCTAATGATCCTAAACTATCAAAATTAGGGTCTGCCGGATAGCTATATAAATCTTTTAATAATATTTCACTTCCATTATTCCAATAAATAACTCCATTTTGTCCATTGAATGTAAATTGATCTGTTATTTTTAATTGTGATGATAAATCAAAGAATGTGTTTAAGGTGGTTTCTTTAAGTGTTTTTAGTTTTGCCCTACCCATTAACCAACGTGTACCGGGATAGTTTTGACATTGTTCGATTAACCATAAAACACCCAATGCGCTTTTACCCCCTCCGGCCGCACCGCCATAAAGAACTTCTTTAGTTGTGCTGTCTTTTAGATAATAAACCGCGTGTTCTTGTTTAGTTATTAGTTTCATTTGGATTTATTCCTGTTCCTAGCGATATAATTGTAGATTTAATTTCGCCGGAATGTTCAGTTTGAATTTTATCTCCGTATTTTTTAGGGTTAAGTTTTCCTATTAACCATTTTCTTGCATCATAACGCAAACGGCTTCTTTGCATCCATTCTGCATTTGGAATATCAAAACCTTTAGGGGTTGTTATTGTATCTTGACTTGTTTCATCAACAATGTCAAACATTTCATCAAGTAATGCCTCTGCTCTTAATTCCGTTACGCGCGCGTATTGTTTTACTTTTTCTTCGTCATTATCAATCCATTCGAAAAAAGTCTTTGACGACAATGGTATTTGCAACAAAGCATAACGCAAAGATTTACCACTTTCTATTATTTCAAAAATAGTATTAAATATAGTTTCTTTTTGTTCTTGTGTATACGCCATATTATTATTTTAAAATATAACCGAATTTTGTGGAACACATAGGAATCGAACCTAAATTACTTATTAATACAAACAAGCGTCTTACCATTAGACTATAGTCCCTTTGAAAAAAACCGCTTCCAACCCTAAAATCAAAAGCGGTAAAAATTATATTAATTATGAAGTGTAAAGATACTAATTATTTTCATTATACAAATCATTTGCTTTAATAATTGCTTCGTTTGTTGCTTGGGTTCTATTATCAAAATCTCCAATATGATTATGCCCGTCGTTATGATATACTATTGATACAAAATAATTTCCATCAATAAAATATAATAATTCAACATAAATCCCAACCGAATCAAAGAACTCGATTATAAGAGCATTTTGGCAAGATTCTGGTAATAATGCAAAATATCCTCTTCCTTTGTTTTGAGCTTCAAATTCATCAAAGCATTTCCCTGTTAATTTCATAATTTTATTTGTTTGAATTGTTCTAATGACCTCACTAAATAATATTCAAATCCGAGAGCCAAAACCTTTTCTTCAAAGGCTTTTTGAACTTCGCTTTGAATGCCTTTTTCTATTTTAACCTCTACAAATATTGTTTTTCCTTCCGGTTTCAATATTATCAAATCCGAAACACCTGCCATTTGTCCGGTTGCTTTTAATGTTTTAGCTTCTAATATGTGACGTGAGCCACCGTTTGGAACTGAAAAAATAAGCCCTTTTCCGTTTATTTGGTAATTGTTTTTATACCAAATAATAATTTGTTGTTGTAATTGGTTTTCTGTCATAATAGGTAATATTTTTTAGGGTAATATTTTTAAAAAAACTTTAGTAAATAAAAAATAAAAAATCATTATAATGCGTAATAATGTAAAATGAAAATAATTATAGAGTTTATATAAATTTTATATTACTCATTACCTTTTGTCTTAAGTGCTATTCTCATTGGGTTTAATAGGTAATATTTTTTTATTACCTTTTTATTACCTTATTACCTTTTTAGTTTGTTTTGTAGCTAAAAAGGCACTTCTTGGTTATATTCTGTTTTTACATTAGGTATGATAAAAAACTTAAATCCAAAAATAACTTTTCCATTTCGTTTAAAGCTTTTGTATGTAATCTTGTTTTTTGTAAATATATTCTTAATATCATACTTACTTATTTGCACTGGGGTAATAATATTTAATTTATGTAATATTTGACCCTGATTCATAATTGTTTCTTCGCTGTAAATATCATCTTCAACAAGTGAAAAATGTTGAAAAAATATTTCCTCAACTGGCATTATTTCTAAATTTGAACCTGTATTTTTATTCAAATAATCCGTATCGTCAGAACTATAAATTTTCCAATCAAAATCTTCGCGCCATAATTTAAAAACTTCTCGCCATAAATCATCTGTATTTATTTTAATCATTGTATTATAATCGATACTTTGCACGTTAATTGGCAAAATACGTCTATTTCCGGTAACATCTTTTAATATATCACTCTCATTACTTGTGCCGCATAAAGACGCTTTACGTTTCATTTTTGAGTAAAAAGCCGAATAAGGTAATCTTATATCGATTTGATTTGCATCGGCTATCTTTTTGAAGTCTTTCACGTCTTTTGTGGCCAATCCCCCAAACTCATCATCAAGAACTAAAAGCCCTTTTACAAGGTTATAAATTGAATCTTTATCCTTTGCATCGATACGGTGTTCTATTAGATATTTTCGTAGTTCTTTTGGCAGTAAATTACGAAAGAAAGAAGTTTTTCCGGTACCTTGTTTTTGTCCACAAAGTACTAATGTTAATGGACTTACTTTTGTTTCGTGATGTGGACTAATCCAGTTATGAACTGATCCAACGAGCCATTTTTTAAACGCCCAACGATTATATTCACTTTGTGGGTAAATGCAATCTGCGTACTTTTCTATGTTTCCGGTTTCAAATTCTTTAATACTAAAAAATTCATTCAATGGATTTATAGTCGGTGTTGCTTCGCTATTTATCATATCACGAACATCTGATTTATTTACGTTAAAATCAAGGCAATTTTTAGCAGAAAAGTAAATAGAATTTAATTTTATATCGTCTAAAATCTTTTCATTTATAAATATTTCATTTGTTATTGAGTCCCGAAAAGGTTTATAATTTTCAAGTATAAAATTTTTAAGCTGGTTTACTTCGGTTTCTTCACTATCTAATTGAAATTCAATTTTTGAATCAATTATGCTTTGGATTAATTCATCTTTTGGAGCTTCTAATTTAAGTACTTCAACAACGTGACGTTTTACGCTTTCGATTGTTGGCGTGCCTTGCGTTTTTTGCATTGCCACCGTAGCAATAGTTTTCTTTGTGATTTCAGAATAAACTTCTATACCTTCCTCTTTTACGTAGTGATAAAATGTAGCTATCGTAATATTACCACCTTTGCAAAAGTTTTTATAATGCTTTTCAATATCTTTTTCGTTATATTTCGAACCATTTTGACAAATTGCTTTAAAATAATTTAGCCCAGAATCTCCAAATTTTGAACCTATCGCAAATCCAATATCACAATATCTTTTATAATCGTCCTGACATAAATCTATTCCTTTTAATTTATCGATTATCTCGCTAAAATCATCTTGAACGAAAACAAAATCTTGTTTTTTTGGTTTTACAATCTTTGTCTTTGCTATAAATTTTAATGCTTTTTCATTATGAAATAAATACGGATCGTATGATAAAAATCTAAGCCTATTTTTATTTTTGCAACTTTGATCAATCATAATATTGAAGTTGTCCCAATAGTATTGACCTATTTCATTAAATGATTCTAAAAACTTGTTTGAGTTTATTTTTACGAATACACAAAGTCCGTCACCTCCAAAAGAACGGTGAGATACAAATGTAAATTTATCCTCATTAATTTTATTTAGCAATTGTAAATCTACATCCTCATCTATATCTATTACAATTAAACCATTTAATTCTAAAATATTGCTTTCTGCTTTTGTGCCTTGGTTCATTATTGCAGAACCTGTGATGCAAGGCATTTGGTTTTTAAGCTCTTTGTATCGTAATGGCTCTTTTTTTAATGCTCGTGCGGTTAAAACTAAATCCTGATACTTACCTAACTTAATCAAATCAATGTAATCTGATAAATCAATATCGGTTTTGTTAAGGTCTTTTATATTTTGGTATAGACTAAATTTCATATTTTTTAATTTTAGTTTCGGTTAATATTTTATCACAAAAAGTATCGTATTTTAAGTGTTTGCCGTCTTTTAGAATTGAGCGTAATACTGAAAGATAAATTGAAAATAAATGTTTTTTGAATCGCTGCCTAAAACTTCCATTTCTTTCATGCCATTCAAAATCATTTTTTGGAATATCAAATTTACATAAAAAAGTTATCCATTTTTCTTTTAATATCTTTAAAGCCTGATATTTAGAATGACCCTTAATAATATGAAAGTTTAAATCTAAAGTTGGTATTATTGGTGCATTTTTTTTTCCTTTAATTTCAAATAGTTTTTGTTCTAATTCTTCCGGATTTTCTTTTTCTGGAATTTCAGCACCGCAATTCGGACATTTTTTTTCTTTTTTCTCAAAAGTATATCCACATTCCTCACATTCGTACATATCTTTTAAATATGATTTGCGTTGTTTATCGAAAAATATCTTTCTCCAATCTCGATCAAAAGAAAATATGCCGTGTTCTTCATTATTATTACCCCCGTCTATTAATAAGAAATAAGGCTTTTCAATATCCTTTGAATTTCTTGCGCCTCTTCCAATCATTTGAATCCAAAGTGCGAGGCTTTTTGTTGCTCTAGCTACAAATATAACCTCAACATTATCGTGAGAAAATCCAGTCGTAAAACAACCCGTATTTATTAAAACAGAATCTCCATTTTCATTTTCAAACCATTCAA